GCGCACGCTCTGCCATGTGGTCATGCACCTTCAGGGCGATCTTGGCGCGCAGGTCGTTCATCTTCGGGCGCGCACGCTCTTGTGCTTTTTCGAACTTCTCCATCGCCTCTTTGAGCGCCGGCCCTTTCAGCGAGCGCTTGAGCTTGGTCTCATACGCCTTTGCCTCTTTGATCTCTTTAGCCGCCATGGCGCTGGTTACTTTCTCCAACTCGGTGTCAACCGTCTTTTCTTCCAGGCGCGCCACCAGGGTTTGCACCATGCCGACGCACATTTTCTTGACCGCGCGCTGACCGTTCGCCAACGTGTGACCGAACTGGCCATCACCCAGCACCGACACGCCCACGCCGAGGTCTTTTTCGAACGTGTCCCGCATCTGGTACATGAGAATGCCGCGCGTGGTCAAAAACAGGGTTGGGCGATTGATACGCGCAAACGCCAAGCGTGCGGTGCGGGACTTGCCGCCACCGGTGGCGATTTGCGCAATGATCTGACCGTGCTTGAGCAGCCGGTTGACGGTCTCCATCTGAAAGTCGTAGCGCGGGTCTTCCGGGAACGCGTCGACGACCGGCTTTTCAGGGCCGAGCGGTTCGGGAAGTGGGCGCTGCACGATGTTGACCTGATAGCCAGCATGACGCAGGCGCGCCGACACGTAATGGGTAAAGCCGGCAGGGAATGAACCGGTCTTGAAATCCAAGAACGACGATCGACCATCCCAATGTCCACTCTTGAATGTGGTGACATGTTCGGCGCCCGCTACCGCATACGACAAAATGGTTTGCACTTCCAGCTTTACTTCGCGGCTGGGATTATGAAGTTTTGCCACGACGGCGTTGCGAGCGATGGTAACGATCTCTTTGGTCATAACTTGCCAATCAGTTGAATTGAGGATAAAGTATAAGTCATTACTGACTTATCAGCCATTCATTCCCTACATGCCAAACTTTCTCACGATGTCGCCGCACGATTTGCGGCCCAATCCCTGGAACACCAACGTCGTTTCTCCTGAAAATGAGGCAAAGATCGATGAATCGCTGAGTCAATTCGGCATGTTCAAACCGATCATCGCGCGCGAACTGGAAGACGGTTCGATGCAGATTCTCGGCGGCGCGCACCGTCGCGATTCGGCCATTCGGTTGAAACTCGACGAAGTGCCGGTCATGAATGTGGGTCGTATCTCTGACGCACAAGCCAAGAAAATCGGTCTGATCGATAACGGTCGCTACGGCAATGACGACACCCTGGCGCTGTCCAAATTACTCGACGAACTCGGCGCGCCCGAAGATCTGTCGGCGTTTCTCCCATACTCGGTTGCCGAGTTCGAATCGATCTTTTCAAGCTCAAGTATAGCGCTCGACGACCTCGATTCTCTGGACCTGGATGACAGCGCCGCCCCAACTGGTCATCACGCCGACCCGGTGACCAAAGCGCCGCAGACGCACACGATCATGCGTTTCAAGGTGCCGGTCGAAGACGTTGCCAAGATTACCGAAAAGGTCAACCGCGTCATGAAGCGTCAGCGCTTTACCGACGAAGACAGTCTGACCAATGCCGGCAATGCGCTGGTTCACATTCTCAACGAGGTCGAGGCGTAAATGACGACGCGCTGCACTGGCAACGGTTACGAATTCTGTGACGACTGCGCCAACCAAGAACTGGAAGAAGAATGCGACGTTTGCGACGACGGCGACAATTTTGATCCACTCGACTTCGAAGATGCGCAACGCGTTTTGCGCACCATTATCCCTATCAAGGAAGCAGCATGAAAGACCAACACACGAAAATCGTCGGCTACCGCAGTCTGACCCAGGACGAAATCGACCTCATGAACAAGATCAAGCTGCATGGTCAAGTCATGCAAGAGCTGATCTCGGAAGTGAAACTGCATGTGCTGAACCAACGCCGCGGCTGCGCCACCAAGGGCGAAGAAGATCGCTTGACTGCAGCCGAACCTGAACGCTGGACGGCAATCAGCAAGACGCACATGCAAGAAGCGCTGATGTCGCTGACGCGCGCAGTCGCTCAGCCAACCTCGTTCTAAGGCAGTCATGATTCCCTGGTGGCTTGCGCCTTTGATGCTGGACATTCTGATCGTGTTCGTTGCGGGAGTATTCGGGCGCGCACAAGACCTCCCTTACGCCAGCTTTTGCGCTGCCGGCGTGCTGATTCTCGGCCTGGCAGCGACCATCCCTATTTGGGCCATTTTTGGCCTTGCGAGCATCTTTCTATGACCCATAAAATTGAAATGTGGGACGTCAGTCGTCCTACGCCATACGCACTCAACGCCAAGATTCACGACGATGCGCAGGTTGGCAAAATCGCCGCCTCGATCAAGAAATTTGGCTGGCGCGGCAATCCGATCGTGGTTGACGAGAACGATGAAATTCTCGCCGGTCACGGTCGACGTCTGGCAGCGATCAAGCTCGGCTTGCTCAAGGTGCCGGTCGAACAGATCACCGACATGACCGAAGCCGAGAAGAAAGCGTACCGGCTGGCAGACAACCGCGTGGCGATCTCGAACCTGGATACCGACTTGCTGACGCAAGAACTGGCCACCATGGACATCGATTCGCTCGATGGCATTTTCGATTCGAAAGAGTTGAGTTTTGTCGTTGCGGACCTGGGCGAACTGAACACTGACGCTTTCGTGGCCGACCTTGACCATGAGATCGCAGAGCAGGAAAAAGAGACCGCGTCGACGATCGAGGCGATCGCTGACAAGCCGGTAGCGATCTCCAAGGCGCTGGGCTTCAAGAACATTCGCGGCGCCGACGAGCGTGCAGTCGCAATGTTCATGGCCCAACTCGAGGCAGACAGCGGCAAGGTTGGCGCTGACGCGTTCATGGAGTTCATTCGCACCATGGCGGCGGCAGCATGAAAAACCTCATCAACAAAGTCAAATTGTTCTGGGAAGAACTGCCGCAGCGCGTCGCTTATCTGCTGCCACGCGATGTCGCCTATTGGGCATTCGTGCGTGTCGCTGTACATGCTTCGCGGGCGAACCCGGATACCGAAGTGCCAGCACTGACGCCGGCGGACTGTCTCAAAGCCTGGAAAGAAAAGCCATGACCATCTACACCATCGACAAGCGATTTCAAACCAGCGTCAACCGCACCGACCGCGTGCTGGAGATCGCAGAAGCCTTCGGGCTGGGCCTGGATGACAAGGAGTTCATCGTCTTCGACAACCAGCCGATCGAGATCGAGCAGGGCGATGTCGTCTACGTGACGGGCCAGTCGGGCGCCGGCAAGTCGACGGTGCTGCGCGAACTGGCAGGGCAGATGCAAGCAACCGGGCTGGCAGTGTCGGATATCGACGCCGTCCCGCTGCTGGATATGCCGCTGATCGACCAGATTGGCAAGACCACCACCGAAGCGCTGTCGCTGCTGTCGATCGCCGGCCTGAATGACGCTTACCTGTTCATTCGCAAGCCGGCCGAACTGTCTGACGGTCAGCGCTATCGCTTTCGCCTGGCCAAGCTGATCGAGTCCGGCGCCAAGGTCTGGATTGCCGACGAATTTCTCGCCGTGCTCGACCGCACCACCGCCAAGGTGATCGCTTTCAACTTGCAGAAGGTTGCCCGCAAAGCCGGCGCCACACTGCTCGTTGCCACCACCCACACTGACATGGTTGACGACCTGGCGCCGAGCCTGGTCATTGAAAAGAAGTACCGCGAAAAGATCAAGATCATTCGCGCGGATGAAGGAATGAAAAATGTATAACACCAGCAAAGATAACTTTCACACCGACGTGGTGCAAGCCTCGCGGCTCGATTCCGTGGTTGTGCTGATGCACGCATCCTGGTGCGGCCCATGCAAGGGTCTCAAACCGATTTTAGAGCGCCTGGCGCTCGAGCAGGGCTTTACCCTAGTCGGTGTCGACGCCGGCGCTGATCGTGGCGTGGCGGCCCAATACAACGTGCGCAGCGTACCGGCGCTGCTGGTGTTTGATGGCGGCGTCGTCACGGCAACCCGTATGGGTGGCGCAACCGAAGACCAACTGCGGTCGTGGCTTGCTGCCGCGGGTGTTCCGCCTCGCCTGGAGATTGCGCCATGATTTTTGACATCATCGAAGCGTTGGCTGAAATACTCGGTCACCTGATTGGCACATCAGCAAGTGGAAAGAAGCGTCATGGTCGTCGCTGATACCGCCGATGTGCGCATCGAGCGTCGCGCGGTGCCAACCAATCACCGCTTGTCGCTGCTGGACCAGATTTACATCGAGCGCGGCACAAAAGAAGATTGGGAATTGCTGCACGAACTGCACTACAAGGCAGAAAATTTGGGCATCGGCCCGAAGATTTACCGCTGCATGCTCGACGGTCAAGTGATTGGCGTCGGCGTCATGACGGTGCCGAAGATGCTGCTGTCCGGTCGCAACGAGGCAATGTCGCACATGCGCCCGAATCAAGGCGGTCGTGACACCAAGCTGATCAATCGTCACCGCGCGATGTGGTTGAACGCGAACTCTTGCACAAATAGCCGTCTGGTACTCGATACGATGTACCGCGGCGCCGGTATCGCCTATCGCATGCAGAATTTGATGATGCGCATGACCGGCTGTGTGTTCGTTGAATTTCAATCGAGCATGAGCAAATTCAATCCGTTTGCTGCCAAAGCCGGTATGCGCTTCACCAAACCGAAACGCAGTTCCAATTACGAGAAAGGGCTGTCGTTCTTTCGTCGTTGGTTCACCAGCATGCCGATGGACTATGTCGGCATCAAGGAGGAACTCGCGACATTCCCGCCGGCGATACGCGACAAATGCGTAAGCGAGATGCGCAAATTCTATTACACCTGTTCATCCATGGAAAAGTCGGGCGATAACCGCGCCAACGGCACGTCCCGGGTCGAACAGATGGAAGTCGGCTACCTGATCAAGAGTTTGCAACAGCTTGTGCTGGCCAGTCCGTTGTATGGCATCTACCAGAACCCGGATGCCAAACGCCCGCTGCCAGAGCGCCTGGCGCTGCTTTCGTTCGATAACCAGTCCGTGACCGAACAACTGGTCTTGGACGCCCCAAACACGCTGTAAATCGATTATGCACCCCTATCTGACCATCAAGCAGCTTGAACTGATGCGCGTCATTACCGCGCAACCGGAAACCGACCTCGACGAAATCCTGGAACTGTTGCGCTACGTCACCTCAAAACAAAGCCTGCAGTTTTCGATCCGCGCGCTGATCAAGCGTGGTCTGGTCGAAAAACGTGGCTTGGTCAAGCGCCGCGGTCGGGCGCGTCAGGTGTTGGCAGCAACCGCCGCCGGGGCGAGTTACAAGACGCTGCCGGCGGCATACGATCGTGAAGACCGCGAATCCGGGACCGTGGTGGTTCTGGGTGAAACCGAAACCCTGGATGCGATGCCGGAAGATATTCTTGGAATGTAACCGGCAGTAGTTTTCTTTCCGAGAATTTACCTAGACTTTAAGTTGTTGTCTTTTTGAGATTATGCTTTACATTTTGTCATTATGCAATCCGACCCCTTTCTAAAAGGTATTACATACCTATAAAACCTAAAACCTTAAACATAAGTATTTAGGAAAATTCGCGGATTGCATAAGTTCAAAAAGACAACATAAGTACATTTTAACAACTACCGGGCGCGAGAGCCGAATTTGGAAGCAATGTTTCAGTGTGGTAACATAAGTCAGCACTGACTTGACAGGGCCGGTTCTTGCCGTTACAGTGGCGCCATTCTTCTTCTCCCAGGGCGCTTCTCCATGCGCCCTTTTTTTTTGCCGAGGAAACACCGTGGTTGCGAAAAAACGTCTGACCCCTGCCGAATGGGCTGAAGCCGAAGCGCTTTGGCAATCCGGCACCGTTGTCTACGACGACCTGGAAAAGAAGTACGGCGTTGCCGTATCGACATTTCAACGCCATTTCAAAAATCGTGGCGTCGTCAAGGGTAGCCGGGCCGACCTGACCAAGAAAGCGGTCGAGGAAAAGCTCAAGGCTGCAGCCCTTGACGACGCGACGATCCTGGCCGCGCGTGTGCGCGAGACCAAAGAACAGCATTACACGATGTCGAGCAACATCGGCAAGTTGATCTGGAACGAAATTCTCGAAGCGAAGAAGGCCGGCGCCGAGATCGCGGTCAAGATCAACAACATCAAAACGCTCAAGGAAGCGGCGCAAGCGCTGGCGCTGGTGCGTGCCGAGAAATACGCCGTACTGGGCCTGGATCGTCCTGACGCGATCGACCCTGACGAATTGCCGGAACTGGTCGTTGCCGAACTGTCGCAAGAGCAGATTCAAGAACTGCGCGACCGCGATACGGCCGAGCTTGACGAAATCACACCGCCGGCGTCGAAAAACGACGCTGACAGCGATGATGACGACAGCGATACCGATTCCGATGGCCCTGACGTGGTCGAGGAAGGCTAATGGCGGTTCCAAAGTCAAAACTGTCACTCCACCCTAAGCAGATGGTCGTTTATCGCTCTAAGGCCCGTTTTCGGGTCGTGGTGGCAGGGCGGCGTTGGGGCAAGACTGCACTGTCACGCGTGTTGATCATCACGCGCGCGAAAGTCAAGAAGCGCAAAATCTGGTACGTGGCGCCCACGTACAAGATGGCCAAGCAGATTATGTGGACCGATTTGATGGAAGCGATACCGAAGCGCTGGATTCGCAAAATCAACGAAACGAGTCTGCGTATCGAATTGGTAAATGGCACCGTCATCGAGCTTAAGGGCGCTGATAAGGGCGATTCCCTGCGCGGTGTCGGTGTTGATTTTCTGGTGCTCGACGAATTTCAGGATATCGACGCCGAAACTTGGGTCAAGGTCTTGCGCCCGGTGCTGGCTGACCGTCGCGGTGACGCGATCTTCATCGGCACACCCAAAGCGTACAACTACCTGTACGAACTCTACAAGCGCGGGCAAGACGATCAGAACGTGGCGAAAAACCTGTGGGAAAGTTGGCAGTTCCCAACGATCACTTCGCCGTTCATCCCGATCTCCGAGATCGAAGCGGCCAAGGCCGACATGGATGACAAGTCGTTCAAGCAAGAATTCGAAGCCTCGTTCGAAACGATGTCCGGTCGCGTCTACTATCCGTTCGATCGCACCGAACATGTCGGCGCATACCCGTTCAATCCGCGTCTGCCGATTTGGGTCGGCATGGACTTCAACATCGACCCGATGTCGACTGTGCTGTTTCAGCCACAACCAGATGGCAGCATTTGGGCGGTTGACGAGATCGTGCAGTTTTCTTCGAACACGGAAGAAATTTGCGAGGAACTCGAGAAGAAGTATTGGCGCCATCAAGCGCAAATGGTCATCTATCCCGACCCCGCCGGCGGACACCGGCAGCACGCGCGCGGCGAAACCGACTTGGACATTTTGCGCGAAAAGGGTTTTCGCCGGATCAAGTACCGCAAGAAGCACCCCGCCGTTGCCGACCGTATCAATGCCGTCAATCGCATGCTGCGCGCCGCCGATGGCAGTGTGCGTTTGCGCATCGATGCCAAGTGCAAGCACTTCATCAGCGCCCTGGAGCAAACCATCTACAAGCCAGGCTCGCGTGACGTTGACAAGGATGCGGGCGTTGAACACAGCGCTGACGCCGGCGGCTATTGCATCGAACTGGAATTCCCAGTGCGCAAGGTGGCAATTGGAGGCATGTCGCGCTAACTTGACATATAAGTCAGCGCTGAGTTAGTATCGGCCACCATGAATACCAATATCGCCAAACCAGGAGCCACCGGCACGATCGACCCTCGGTCGCTCACGCCGCTGGACGATGATCAGAAAGCACTTCGGGCGCTGATCTCGCGTCGTCACCCGGAATACGCCGCGCACCTGGAGCACTGGAATTTTCTGGCTGCGACCTATGATGGCGGTCGTGACTGGTTCACCAACAAGAACATCTTCCGCTACATCAAAGAGGGTGACCAAGAATACCGCGAACGGGTTGAGCGTTGTTATCGCTTCAACCATTCGCGCGAAGTCGTGGACCTGCTCAACAAGTACCTGTTCAAGCAGCACATTACCCGCAGCGATGACGCGCCGGAAGAACTGAAAGCGTTCTGGAGCGTGTCGACCAAAAACGGCCTTGGTATTCGTGACTTCGCGCGCCAGTGTGGTCGCAAGTCGTCGAGCCTGGGCCGCATCGGTGTCGTCGTTGACAACAACGCGCCCAAAGGTATCGTGTCGCGCGCCGACGAAAAGGCAATGGGCGTGCGCACCTACGCCTACATCGTCACCCCGCCGCAACTGCTCGACTACTCCTGGGGCGAAGACGGTCTGCTCAACTGGATTCTGATTCAAGAAATTGCACGCGACGACGGCGACCCGCTGCTCAGTTCGGGCAAGCTCATTCCACGCTACCGGCTGTGGACCCGCACTGACTGGCGTCTGTTCGAAGAACAAAAGATCGGCAAGACCAACAAGACCCGCGTGGTCGAAATCGGTAATGGCGCGCACGACCTCAAGGAAGTGCCGGTCGTGCTGCATGACAACATCATCACTGACGAGGAATACACCTCGCCGGCGCTGATCGACGACATCGCCTACCTGGACCGCGCCGTTGCCAACTACCTGTCAAACCTGGATGCCATCATTCAGGATCAGACGTACTCGCAACTGGCAATGCCAGCGCAGAACGTCATGCCCGGCGACGACAACTACAACACCCTCATGCAGATGGGCACCAAGCGGGTGTTCCTGTATGACGGCGAAGGCGGTCAGCCACCAATGTATCTGTCGCCCGACCCGAAACAGGCGGCGATGATTCTGACCGTGATCAACAAGATCATTGGCGAGATTTACCACACCGTCGGCATGGCCGGCGAACGCACCAAACAAGACAACGCTGTCGGCATCGACAACAGTTCTGGTGTAGCCAAGGCGTATGACTTCGAACGCGTGAACGCGCTGCTGCAAGCGAAAGCAGACAGCCTGGAAGCGCTCGAGAATCATGTCGCTCGCTTGGTTTGCAAATGGCACGGCATCGATATGAAAGATCGTTACGTGTCGTACCCGGACAACTTCGACACCCGCAGCCTGTACGACGAGTTCGACATTGCCGGCCGTTTGATGCTGGTGGACGCACCACGCTCGGTACGCCAAGAGCAAATGAAACTCGTCATCGACAAGCTGTTCCCTCAGTTGGCCAAAGAGTTGAAAGAAACCATGCTCGCGGAACTGAAAGAATGGCCTGTCGACCCGATTGAGATGGCAGCGAAGATGGCAGAAGCCACCGCGGTCGCTCAACCGAAATCCGATACCAGCGCGGCGCCGGCGAAATCGCCTGCCAAGCAAGGGTCGGTACAGAAAGACACCAAGTAACACCAACCCCGCCGATCAAGAGAATGGTCGGCTTTTTCATTTGACCGAGAGATAGGTCAGAAAGGCAAGCAAGATGCACCCGAAATACTGGAAATTCCCTGGCGGCGCAATGGTTCGTGACCAAGCTGTTGACGATCAAGGCAGCGGCGGTGCTGGTGGTGGCGCGAGCGATGATGCTGGCAAAACCGACGCCGGCAAAGCTGAAGCAGCAGCCGCAGAAACTGCAGCCGCGGCAGAAGCCGATAAGGGTAAAAAGCAGCCGACCGACGAAGAAGCGCGCTTGATCAAGGAAGTGATGCAGAAGAAAGAAGCGCTGCGTCAGTCCCAAGAAGAAGCCAATCAGGTCAAAGAGCGCCTGAAAGCATTCGACGGTATCGATCCAGAAGCGGTGCGTAAGCTGCTGGCCGAACAAAAAGCAGCCGAAGAAAAAGCCCTGGAAGACAAAGGTCAGTTCGACACCCTGCGCACGCGCATGGCTGAAGAACACCAGCGCGCGACCGCTACCCTGCAAGAACAACTGGCCGCGGCGCAAGCGCTGGTCGGCGCCAAAGACCGTGTGATCGATGAACTGTCGATCGGCTCGCAGTTCAGCCAGTCGGAATTCATCAACACCGAAACGACCATGCCGGCAGCGAAAGCACGCAAGCTGTTTGGCGAACACTTCGATGTGGTTGAAGGCAAAGTTGTCGCCTACGACAAGCCGCGCGGTGAAGCCAATCGCACCCCGCTGGTCGACCAGTACGGCAACAACATGGCGTTCAACGACGCGATGCGCAAGATCGTCGAATCGGACCCTGACAAAGACCATCTGCTCAAGAGCAAGGTCAAGTCCGGCGCCGGCTCGTCGTCGAAAGCCGATGTCAAAACTCCACCAGTGAATCAAGGTGACGCCTCGAGCGTTGACCGTATCGGTGCCGGCCTGAAAGGGCTGCTGTCGAGTATGCCTTCCGGCGCTCTGTAATAAGTCGAAATCAGTCACCGCTGACTTGACATTCACGCCAATATAGGCTAGGATGCGCAGTCATCGGTGACTAGAGCGACTTAGGCCCGGATACCCTCAAGAATTTTTGTTTATCTTCTCTTAAAGGAATCGAGCAATGCCTCTGTTGCGTGTAGAAGCCGAACGTCTGAGCAACAACCAGTTGATCTCCGGCGTCATCGACGAAATCATCGATCGTGATGATCTGTTTGCCCTGCTGCCATTCGTCAAAGTCGACGGCAAGGCGTACCTGTATAACCGTGAAAAGACCATCGGCGGCGCCGACTGGCTCGACCCGAACGAAGCGATCAACGAATCGGCTGCGACGTTCGAAGAAGTCGTGGCCAAACTGCGTATCCTGGCTGGCGACGTGGACGTCGACAAGTTCCTGATGGCAACCATGGGCGACACCAACTCGCAACTGGCGATTCAGATCGCGAAAAAAGCCAAAACCGTGGCCCGCGAATTCCACCGCGCCCTGGCAACCGGCAATGCGACCACCAATCCGAAGATGTTCGATGGCCTGCCTGTGCTGCTCAAGCAAGCCCAGGACTACGCTGCCACCGTCGGCGGTTCGCAAGTCGTGTCGGCTGGCACCAACGGCAACGCGCTGACCATGTCGATGCTGGACGAACTGGTCGATGCAGTGCCGAACGGCGCCGACGTGATCGTGATGCGTCGTGGCACCATCCGTGCGTACCGCGCCCTGCTGCGCGCTACCTACGGCACTGACGCCGTGATGCAACAGCTCGAAAACTTCGGTCGTCCGATGCTGACCCACAACGGCATCCCGATCATCATGAACGAGTTCCTGGCCGGCAACGAGACCAAGGGCACCGCTGTTGGCAACACCACCTCGATCTACGCCCTGCGCGTGAACGAATCGGATGGCCTGCACGGTCTGTACGGCGGCGACAACGCTGGCCTGGTCGTCGAGAACATCGGCACCGTCCAGAACAAAGACGCGGTGCGTATCCGTACCAAGTGGTACACCGGCCTGGCGCTGAAATCGACCCGTTCGATCGCTGCCATCCAGGGCGTGACCAACATCTAAGCGGTTGCTGCTCAGTCAGCACTGATTTAGAATAGAAAGGCGGGCTTCGGTCCGCCTTTTTCACATTTGACTAGGACCGACATGAAAATCCGCTTGAAACAACCTGGCTTTGAAACCTACACCGCGCAAATGGGCGTGCATTTCTTCGACAACGGTCTGACCCTGTCGAACGTCAAGCCTTCTGACGCCGTGCGTCTGGCTGCGCAATTTCTGTGCGAATGGGAAGATGGCACCCCTGTTTCCGTGGCGCAATCGCTGCTGGACCACTCGCACATGACCACCGAAACCATCGGTCGCGAGCGCAACGCCGATGAAGCGCTCGCAGAGCAAGCCAGCGAAGCCGCGGCCCGCGCACACATCGAAGCTGTCGCCAACGCCAAGCGTGACGCCAAGATCTACACCAAGGCTGAACTGGAAGCGATCGCAGACAAGGAAGGTATCAAGGGGCTGCGTACCATCGCAACGCCACTGGGTATCAAGGGCAATGCGATCAACGAGATCGTGGCCGAAATTCTCGCCGCGCAGGTCTAAGCCATGAACGTGTTTGCCGCTGGAACAGACGTGACCCTGGTCGTGCCGCTGATTGACCCCAGCGGCAACACGCTCGTCGTCGATGCCATTTCGTATGGCATCTTCGACCAGACAGGTGAAGAAGTGCTGGCATTGACCGCGCACGAAGAATACGGCCCAGGCAGTGAAACGGTCGATATCGTCGTGCCGGCATCGCTCAACACGCTCGAGCCTGGCACGCCACAAGCGCTGCGCCAAATCGAACTGTACTGCACGATTGGCGAAAACGTCATTACGCTGCATGCGAACTATGTCGTATCGCTGCCCGATCCGCTGGTTGTCGGTCTTAACTCGTTCGGCACCTACGCCGCACTGCAGTTTTCAGCCATGAGCATTCCCAACCTGCGCGGCTGGGAGGTCGCATCGGCAACCGAACGCATGGCGGCGTTGATCGATGCGCGCCTGAGCATCTGTCGCCTGTCGTTCACGCCTTTCAACAGTCGCCCATCGCAAGACAGTCTGTTCTTTGTGCCAGAAGGTACGCGCGAAACCCGCTACCCTGGCGCCGAATACGTGGGTGATCTGTCGGACATGACGCCCGAACAGTTCGTCAAGCTGCCGGCGCGCTTCATTCAAGCGCTGCTGCGCGCACAGGTTGTCGAAGCTGACGCGATCCTGGGCGGTAACGGCATCGAAGCAAAACGACAAGAGGGTCTGGTGCAGGATGATGTGGGCGAATCGCGTCAGGTGTACCGCGGCGGTCGTCCGCTGCAATTGCCTGTGTGCCGGCGTGCGCTGTCGTACCTGTCCCTGTATGTCAATTTCTCCAAACGCATCGGACGGGCTTGATCATGGAATACGATCGCTTCGGTTCAAGGGTGGCGGGGCGCTTCGCCCTGTTCACTTCGACCATCGGCGCCAACTACATCGCCCGGGTCGGCGCCGGTCAATCCCTGGCTGACACCGGTGACTTTCGCAATGACGGCTATCAAGCGCTGATTGACTTGCAAAACGATGTCCGCGCGATGATTAACGAGTATGAAGACACGCTGGTCTATGGCATGGTCAACGAGTCGACTACCGCGTTTATGCAGTACCTCACGCACATTGCATCACAAGTGCTAAACGGTCTGGTCATTCGTCTCGGTGGCGGCGGGGTGCTGCGCGAGGCAGACCTGCTCAACCGCCCAGCAGGCGCGCTGGGGGCGATTCTGGCCCGTCGTGCGGCAATCCCTCACCACATGGCACGCGACAGCGCAGGACGCGCCTGGCAGGCTGAGAAGCTGGTTACCGTCATGGCGCGCGACTTCGCTTACCAGGCGTATATCGAACACAGTCTGTTCACCCTACAGCGGGCCGGCGACGTACATGTCGATATCGTCTACGCCGACAGCACCCGCAACAGCACCATCACGATCAAAGACGCCCTGGCGCGCCGCGCGACCCTCTTTCATCCCAATTCTTCTGCAAGGATGCAACGTCACCATGTTTCGACCTAATCAACAATGCCGAATTCAACTGGCGTCGGGCCGCAACACGGTTCACGGTCAGCCTATCCCTGGCGAATGGGTGCGCGAACGCTGCTCTGTGGTCAAACTCATCATCAGCAGCGAAAAGTCCAGCGTGCGCGCCGACTCGTCGGCTTCGCGTGGTAATGCGCGTGAAGAACAAGCCGACGCGGTGCTATTGCTGACCCCTTTGACGCGTGCATCCATCAACGACGTGATTGAGGTTGCCGGTCACAAGCTGCGCATCATGGCAATACATCTGCGCTATGACGTAACGGGCCGACTCGATCACAAAGAAACTCACGCAACTATGTGGAGTCCCGCATGAACCTGATGCCGCTTGTTAATCTGATCGAAGCTGAAGGCTTTGGAACCAAGGGCGAAGACCTGTTCGTCGACATGCTGCCATCGGAAGCTGCGCGCGCAATTCTGCTGCGCAATCCGCTCTCTGGTACGCCGATCGACCATGAAATGCCAGGTCGCTACAAGGGCGACTTTCAATTGATCGTGCGCACGCCGGCAGGGAACTACGCCGCCGGCGAGACCATGATTGAGCGCTTGATGGAGACTCTGTTCATCGAAGACCGCCAAGTTGAAAACCTGTTCTTCAGCTATTGCCGCCCGCGCACCCTGCCGGCTGTGTTTCCACTTTCGGATGGCAATCTGCTCGAGTTCTCCACGATGTTTGACTGCTGCTTCACGGTGGGCAAATAATGCCGCTCAAAGTGTCAGGCGCGATCGAGACTGAGCAGATTTTTCTCAATATCGACACCACGGCCAAGAAGCGCATTCGCGCCGCCCTGATCAAGTGCGCATACGGCATTCGTGATGCGGCGCGTCGCATGGCGCCACGTGACACTGGTGACCTGGAAAAAGGAATCAAGGTGCGTGGTGATATCGGTGGCGCACGCGATGCATTGGGGCGCTTCGCACGCGTGGAAGTTGAAGTCTTCATCGACATGGATATGCCGGTCGAAGATCGCCCTGGAAAAACGCTGGGCGATTATGCATACGAAATGCATGAACACCTGACCCCATACGGGCCGCTTAAATTGGGGCCGAAATCACAAGCGAAGCAATCTGCCAATCCCGACATGGTGATTGGGGGTGGTTTTCTTGAGCGCGCATTGGATATGTTCAACAAAACTGTTGACGCAGAATTGCTGGACATCGTCCGTGACTTGTAGTAGCCACTGGTTGGCACTTGTGTTATAGTCCGCGTCAGTCATGACTGACTTATTTTCTCTTTTGCAAAGGAGCTGTAATGAGCGATACCAAAAACGTCAAGCTGGGCGTATGCAAGGTGTTTTACGAGGGTAAAGACCTCGGCTACACTCAAGGCGGCGTGGAAGTCTCGGTAACCACCGAAACCCACAAAACCAACGTCGACCAGTTCGGCAAGACCACAATCAATGAATACATCATGGGCCGCGAGGTGACCGTGAAAGTGCCGCTGGCGGAAACCACCCTGGACAACCTGGTGGCGATCATGCCGGGTGCTGAACTGATTACCGACGCTGTTGGCGCTACCGGCACCATCACCGTCGCAACCCAGCCGACCAATGGTCAAACCCTGATCGTCAACGGTCGTACCGTGACCTTCAAGACCGTGCCAACCGGCGATCTGGACGTGCTGATCGGCGCCAACGCTGCCGCTTCTGCTGCCAACCTGGCCGCGGCCCTGAACAGTTCGGTCGATAACGCTGTGTCGGTTGCCACCTACACCGCAAACGCCGCTGTCGTGAACGTGGCATTCGACGCGCGTGGCGTGGCTGGTAACAACTTCTCCCTGGCCACCGGCACCGCCGGCGCATCGATCACTGTCTCGGCTGCAAAGCTGGCTGGTGGCACTGCTGGCACCACCAACCGCGTGGACGTGACCAACGGCGTCGGCACCGACCTGCTGTCGATCGCCAAGGAACTGCGTCTGCACCCGAAAGCCAAACCGGACAACGACAAGTCGGAAGACTTCGTGATTCCGCTGGCTGCAACCCCGGGCGCGCTGACCTTCGCGTACAAGCTGGAAGAAGAACGCATCTTCAACTGCGACTTCACCGGCTATCCTGACCCGAACACCGGCAAGCTGTTCACCGTCGGTAACTAAGTCACTGGTGATGTAAGTCACCCTTACCCAAGCCCCGCCTTCGCGCGGGGCTGTTTTACAAGGACACCACAATCATGAAAATCCTGAACCTGAACAAGATCGCGCCGCAGTCGACTCACCGCATTGTCCTGAACGATGTCTCGCATGCGATTTTGCCGATGACGGTCGAAAACTTTGTGCTGACCACCGCCAAGGTTGAAGAACTGAACCAGAACAACGCCAGCTACGCCGAACAGGTCGAAAGCACCGTTGACATGATCCTGCGCTCGATCCCGACGCTGACGCGCGACGAACTCATGGATCGCTCGCTGGATGAACTCAATACCGTCGCTGCATTCGTGCGCGGCGAAGATGTAGACGGCCAGGAAGTCGTCGAGGGAAAGTAACCGACCCGCAGGTAGAGGAAATCGACTTCGGTTTCTTTTTCTGTCGGGTCATGCACTTTTACTCGATGGGGTATCACGCCACGATGGCGCTACCCCTCAAAACGTTCTGGTTCATGTCTAACAACATCGACCGATTGACGGCACGCTCGGACATTCGCGCCTTTGGTGCGCAAGCCGCGGCGCAATCGACACAAGAATATGCCATGTCGTATCAGCGGCGTCTGAATGATGAAGCCGGTACGGTAATGAAGTTGAAGACGGAATCGCCGCTCGACGCCAAGCGCGACGAAGCGGGCTTTGCTGAACTGCGCAGTATGGCGGGGCAGTTGTGAACATTGCATGAGGCATAGAGTATGACAATCGGAAAGCAAATTCGGGTAAGTCTGTCACTGGACGACAACGGCTTCAACACCAAGCTGCGCGTCGCTCAAGATGGCGTCAAGTCGCTGCGCGAGATTTTGAGCACACTTGGCACCGGCTTGAGCAAAGTCGAAGGGGCGATGGCAAATACGTCGCTCAAAGCGTTTTCCGATTCTGTCACCGCTGCCAATCAAAAGATGGTTAATTCCATCGAGAAGACGCAGCGCCAAATGGCTGATGTTCGGGCCAAGGTCAATAAAGACAGTCAGGTTGCCGCCAAAGAAGCAACCAAGCTGGCAAACGCCGAGATCGATGCTCGCGCGCGCGTCATTGAAGGCGAGATCAGCACCAACCGCAAGTTGATTGCTCAGCGCGCCAACCTGCATGAAAACCTGCGCAAAGCCGAGCGGGAAGCGAACGACCGCGCCCTGCAAGCGCGCATGACCCTGGACGCGCGTACCAAGGCGCACATGAGCGCCCCGATCGGCACCAAGATGGCCAGCGTGCGCGACTTCAAGCGTGATGAAGAAGCGATGCGCCGTGAAATCGCCCTGCGCGAACACAACGCCACGGTCATCGGTCTGGAAGTGCTCAAGGTTAGCGAAAGCATCGGTGTACTGCGTGCGGCCAACAATGAGCGCGCCAAAGGCTTGCAGGCGCTTGAGCAAGAGCGCCGCGCCAAGCAAGCGGCAATCGCTACGCAAGAGCAACTGAATCGCGTCACCAGCACGGTCGGGCGTGGCAACGTCGCTGAGATCGAACGGCTGAAGGTCAATGCCGCGCGCAATGCCGGTCTCGAGATTCGCAACATCGAGCGTGATCGCCGTGATGCGCAAATCCAAAACGAACGCGACATGCGCAATGCCGCGCTGCAAACGGCGAACGAGCAAAAACGTCTGGCACGCGATGCTGCGGCTGAACAGCGTCTGCAAGCGGACCAAGTCTCTGCCATGTGGAAAGGCATGGCGCAGATGTATGCGTCAACCAAGATCGCAGAAGGGCTGCGCAATTCGCTGAACAAGGCGGACGACTACAACCGCATTCTGGAGCGCGTTGACGCGTTCGGACTAGACGGTTCTGAAGGTCGTAAACGGGTGCTTGACGTGTCCAAAACCGTCGAAAAGGCAAACCCGAACCTGAGTCGTGAGGATGCGCTCAAAATGACGATGTCGGTTGTCGCCGGCACGGTATCGACCGATAGCAAGATGCTCAACACGGTCGTGCCAGAGATTGCCAAGGTATTGACCGTCATGACGCGTCAATTCCCGGATCAAGCGCACAACCTGGAAGACTTCGGCCGTAACATCATGGGTGTCATGGAGGCGCGCGGTATCGTCGACAACCCCAAGAAGATGCTCGAGACCCTGGACGTGCTTGCTCGCGCCCTGATCTCGACGCAGGGCAAGATGACCGTGCAGGATTACGAGACCATCAGCCGCCGTGGTGGTGCCGGTAACTCGCTGTTCAAAGACAATGAATCGATTCTGTACGACATCGCCGCGGCATCGCAACTGAAGGTCATGGGTGGCGGTTCGGGCGGCGGTGGCGGTGGTGTCTCGAGCTTCGCCAATATGCAGAAGCAAGCGGCCCTGCGCGCACAAGGTGGCGTGCGTGAAACCGTGCAAGGTCTGAAAAATCAGATCGAATTTGGCATGATCAACAAAGAGCAGATCAAGGAAGCCAACAACGGCAAGATTCCGGGCCGCATGTATTCGACGGTGCGTTACGCCGATTCGGAACACGCCGACAAGAACATGACCAAATTCGCGATGAAGCGGGTCAATAGCATCAAGGAGAAACTGGCCGCCTTGCCACTGTCGGACATGCGATTCTTCAACCCTGGCGAAGACCGCACTGACGATAATGTGGTAGGTGCGGCATTCAATCGCTGGGCTGATAAGTCGATTCAAAACGGCAGCGCGCGCGAATACTACAAGATGTTTTCCACCAAAGCCGCGCAGCACCGTATCGAGGCTGAAGTTGATGCAGCAAACGCGGCGCCAACTTATGGCGAATCGCACAAAGAGTCGATGGATTCGTGGGGCATCGCTGTCAACAAGACGCAAGCAGCCCTGATCGACCTCGGCGTTGTCGTGGGTAACCAACTGATCCCGACGCTGCAGCCACTGCTTGGCATGGTCACCGACTTGGTGCGCGCGACGGCTGAGTTTGGCGAGAACAACCCGATGGCCGCAAAGCTGGCAGCGATCGGTGTTGCCGCCATGGGTGTTGTTCTGTCGTTCCGCGCCATGACCGGCATTTACGGCACCGTGAGCAATGTCAGCAACGGTCTGCGCACCCTTGGTGGGGCATCGACTACTGCCGCCGGCGCAGCGGGCAACCTGGCAGGCGCTTCGCAGCGCGTATCGAGCGCTCAGATGGCAACGCTTGCCAGCACTGCGCGCGCCACTGCGGCGCAGCGCGACTTCGCTAACATGCAACTGAGCGCAGCGCAAAAGACCGTCGCGAACGCCTCGGGCATGCAGCGCTTGACGGCAGTGACGACGACCCTGATCCCGGCGCAGAACCAAGCGCGGGTAGCGACTGCAAACGCCGCTACTGCGCAAGCCGCACTGCAGCGGGCACAAGCCGCCAGCACTATCGGCGCGCGGGCCATGGCGGGCGCTACGCGCTTGGCGTCAGGTGCAATGATGCTCATGGGTGGTCCAATTGGACTGATCATTACCGGGCTGACGGTCGCTACGATGGCGTGGACCATGTTCGGTAACGCCGCATCTGAAGCCAAGCGCAAAGCCAAGGAAGCGTCTGAAAGTTCGGCAGAGGCGGTGCAGAACACGATTAAGCGTCTGAAGGACGATATCGTCGTCATGAAAAAGGGCGAGAACGCCCCAATCGTGGATACTGAGCGTGCGGAAATCGACATTCTCAAAAAGAACCTGGCGCTGGCGAAGATGTCGCGCGAGTCGCTTGCGAAAGCAAAATTCACCGGCAATCAAAGTGCCGATGGCGTACTGGTCAACAACATTGACTCTAACAAAGCCAGCATAAAGACACTTGAAAGTCAAATTGCCACCCGCGAAGCCGCGCTTAAAGAACTGAGCGACCTGGCAATCAAAAACGCCAAAGAGCGTTCTGAAAAAGAGGCAAAAGAAGCTGCCGAAACGAAGGCGCGCATCGAGAAAGAACTCGCCGCCGGCGCGCCCGCATACCTGATACCAAAAGGGGAAGGTGAAGATACCAGCGCCACGACCGACCTGACCGGCGTTTTCGAAGACAAGAAAGGTCGTGGCAATCGTGAAAAGCGCGACTACATCGATCCGCTGACGCGCGCTCTGGAAGAAACCAAGGGCAAAGTCGCCGCCGGCAAGGTTGCTCTCGGTTCGCTCAAAAACGGCGCTGAAGAACTGGCTGAAATTCGTCAGCAGGTCGAAGAAGAACTCGAAGGCAAGCGCAAGGGCGGCGTCTTCAACAAAGACCGCGATAAGAACAAACAGGTTGAGAAAGACGATCCGCGCTACAAGGCGCTGGTCGAAGAAACCTATCAACTGCGCCTGCAAGACGAGCAGAAAAAAGCACTCGCATTTGCCAACGAACGCGTTGCCCTGACCACGACTGAAGTCGACCTGGCCATGGAGCGTATTGCCGGCAACGGTGTCGAAAAGCAGACCGAGGCATTTCGCGCCCTGTCGAAAGAGCTTGAGCGCGCTGAACAACGCCTGGGCGCTGGCGCTGATGGTCTGCGTGAATGGGATGCTGCAAAAGCGCGCGTGATGAGCGCTCAAGCGCAAGCCGACGCCGTCAACATGGCCGCTGACTACCAGATCAGCAATCAGAGCGATGCAACCGGTTTGCTCGGCAATGAGCGCGAGCGTCAACGCGCCGCGTTGGAAACCGCTGCAGCCACGGAAGACCGCAAGTATCAGTTGCGGGTCGATACCCTGCGCCGCACTGAAGCGATCGAACTTGCCGCCCTGGCTCGCAGCAACGCCTCTGAGCAAGAAAAGCTCGACGCGATGTATCGACACGCCAGCGCGCGTGATGTGCTGGACATGCAATACAACGAACGTCGCCGCATTCGTGGCGCACTCGATGCACGCGAACTGGAAACGCAACTGCAAAAGCAAATGCGTGAATGGCAAGACGTTGGCGGTCAGATCGAAAACATTGGCGCCTCTGCTGCCAACAGCTTTGTGTCGATGCTGACCGGTACGCTTGGCACTGGTCGTCTGGCAGTGGGTGACTTCGTCAAGGGCGTACTGACCGACATCGCACAAGCCAAGCTCAAGCAGACCATGGCGCAGCCGCTCGAGCAGATGATCGGGCAAGGCATGAATTGGGCCGGCAAGAATCTGTTCGGTATGGATCAGGCGGCGCAAGCAGCGCAGGGTGCAGCAACCATGCAGCGCACCACGGCTGACACCATGGCGGCGACGGCGACGACTGCGATGGGTAACGTCATTCTGACCCAGGTGCTGCCAGCGCTGCAAATCATGGCTCAGTCTGCCGCGCAAGCCGCTGGCGGTAGTCTTGGTACGGGCATTGGCAGCATGATCGGCGCCGGCATGGGTTCGGGCGCAGGTTCGGGCGCCGTGGCCAATGTGCTGTTTGCCAACGGCGGCATCATGACCGAATTCGGTGAAATGCAACTGCGTAAATACGCCAAGGGCGGCGTGGCAAATAGCCCACAGGTCGCGATCTACGGCGAGGGCGCGCAGAACGAAGCATTCGTGCCGCTGCCAGATGGTCGCTCGATCCCGGTCACCATGAACGGTGCGAGCGGTCAAGCTGCTGCAAACGTGCAGGTCAACGTGATCAACCAGACCAGCCAATCGGTCAACGCGCAACAGGGTCAGATGCGCTTCGATGGCAAACAGATGATTCTCGATGTGGTGCTGTCTGCCGCAACGGCCCCGGGTTCGTTCCGCTCGGGGATGAAAGATGCAATGCGATAAGGTGATGTGATGGCAAATCCAATTTTCCCTACCCTGGAACTCAAGCGCGGCGGTATCGACTCGTCGCTGTACCGGGTCAAGCCCGAAAACCCGGCGATGGTCACTGACCTCGAGGGTGGCTATGTGGTGTCGCGTAAGCGACACACCCGCAAGCCGCGCTTGACCTTTACCTTCGGCTACAAAGAGATCGGTGACGCCGATTACAAGAAGCTGCTCGACTTCTACCAAGCGGTCGGCGGCGGCTCGGTGATCTTCGACTGGACCGATCCGGTCGACAAAGTGGTCTACCAAGTGCGCTTTTCAGCCGAACCTGACTTTCAATACTCTGGCATCGGTGCAACCAGGCTGTGGAGCGTGCAGTTCGAAGTAATGCAAGCCTGATTGATAAGTCACCACTGACTCACGTATAATCGGGCCACTATGAGCAAACCACTTTCCCTTGCCAGCGTTATCGAGAAGAACCG